AACAAGAAGAACAAATAAGAAAAATTTACGCTAAAGCTCAAGTCAAAACAGCAGTAGAAGGTATAGAGTATCACGTTGACCATATCGTACCACTTCGAGGTAAAAATGTTTGTGGTCTGCACGTCCCTTGGAATTTAAGGGTTATAGAGGCCAAGGAAAATTTGTCTAAAAACAATAAGTTAGACGGCGGATGGTAAATTTTTAGCATAAAACGTAAAAAAAATTGTTCTTACCCCTTGAAATTTTAGGTTATTGACCTACTTTTATTACACAAAGACGAGAAACCGTCAAAATCCCCCAAAAATTAGCTGTTTATGGATGTTGGACGCCGATTCTCTCTTTCCCTTTACCCTACATTACCGAAAGCCTTATGAGTAACCCTTACCGAGACTATAAAACCAATTTTAGGAATAACCTTCCAACTGGGATCAACTACGACCCCAGCATTGCTCGTTATATCGTAAACGATAAGCGGTTCACTCGGGCTTTTGAAGCCGAAGATTACTTGAATTACCTTACCAAGTTTGGGTTCCTACCAACAGACGCCTTACTTCTTGAGGGTGGAGATACAATCCTGCTAGAAAGTGGCGACAAACTACTAACGGAGGCCGTGTAATGGCTGATAAGAAAATTTCGGAACTTAATCCTATCACTGGCTCTGAAGTAGATGATGCCAATGATAAGATTGCTATTGTAGATTCATCCTCTAGTGAAACCAAGTCTGTCACTCGGTCAGAACTGATGTCTTCGGTTGAAAGTGTCACTGCCACTGAGGCTACCTTCTCTCGTCTGAATGTTGGTGCTGACCTTGAGTGGGATTCTAACACTGATACCTACACCGCTAACACTACGCCCAACACTGTCACAAAAATCCATCAAGGTATGAAGCGGTGCGTCTTGAATGATGATGGGTCTGTAAACTATTACCTGAACCCCGTTGATAGTACACAAAAACTGGATGGAACCTCTGCCAACCTCGACGGCACTGATGGCAACGTCATGGTGGAAATACCGAAGTTTTACTTCCGGCAGGTCCGTGACGGTAACAGCATTATTTGGCAAATCTCGGATGTACCACTTGCAGGTTATCAACTCCACCCTGCTTTCTTCAAAAATGGCGAGATCGTAGACTTCCGCTACATGGGTGCGTATGATGCTTGTGTTTACGACGACAGTGCCGGTGCTTATATCTCTGGCCTGAACCTCGACGACAATACAGGCAACATCGACACTGCGGTTGATAAGCTGGCGTCTGTGTCTGGTGTCTACCCTATGGTCGGTGTGACGCGGGATGAGTGTCGGTCCCTTGCCGCAAACAACGGGGCAGGATGGCGACAGCAGGACTTTTGGCTGACCTCAGATGCTTTATCTGGTCGAGTACGGCGATTTTAACAGCCAAGCAAATCTCGGTGACGGTAACACAAACGGTGGCTACGCCTTCAGTTCCAGCGACCAGAATGACAGCCCGCATACTGTTGCAGGGGCCTCAAACTCTTGGGGTAATTCCTCTACTGACGGTTCTCAGCCAAGCGCAGGTGCGAAACCCGGCACAGCCTATATGTCGTATCGTGGGATCGAGAACTTCTTCGGCAACTGCTGGAACTGGGTGGACGGCGTAAACGTCGGCTCTGGTGTTCAGGGCGACTGGCATGTATCAAACACCGACACGGACTTTGCCGATAGTACTACGACCAATTACGGGTTCCTCGTGAACTCTATGCCGTCTGACGGGTACGCTACGGACATTGCGGATGTTGCAGGTGCTTTCATTCCGTCTTCAACAGGCGGTTCGTCTAGCACCTTCTTGTCGGATTACTTCTTTGACGACGATGGAAACACTAATCGCCTTGCGGTTTTCGGTGGGGCTGCTGATGCTAGGGCTCTTGCTGGTGTGTTCTATTGGGATGTGAGTTTTTTCTCGGGTTTTGCGCGTCGTGGTTTTGGTGGTCGGCTCTCTTATTGAAGAGATAGGGAGGATGTCTCGTATGCCTCACGTTACGCATTTCAGTGGGAATGCTAATAATGGGACTCATGCTGGTGTGTTCTATTGGAATGTGAATAATTCCTCAGGTAATGCGAATCGTAATATTGGCAGTCAGCTCAACCCCCACACATATAAAGGAGATGCAAAATGCGCGTAAATTCTGACGCCAAGCTGCCTGAGTATCAGGTTATTGGGAATACCCTGCGTATCCACTGGAACTACGAAGAGGTTGCCGCGACTGAGGACACCCCCGCGAGTTGGTCCTGTGATGAGGCATCTGTCCCCAAAAATGCTTCCCGAGGCAAGATCATTGAGGCCATTATCGCAACGAAATATCCTACGGCTGGCTCGGAGCTTGCGGCTATCAACAATGGGGGCTCGGAATACGAAGATTATCAAGCGTTCCGGGCAAAAGCTAAAAGTCTCGCTGATGGTTGGTTTTTGTAAACAATAGGTAAAAATGGTCCGGGTTTTGGCAGCATTTGTTTTAACCTCAGCTTGCACACTTCACACAGAGGATGATTACACCCTACAAGTCCATTACGATGAAGGTGGTGTAATAGGAGATCGGGCAAAAGAAATCAATACCCTTAACAAAGAAGACAAGAAGATTGTTATAGACGGTATCTGTATTTCTGCTTGCACTATGTATCTTGTGGCTGAAGGTGTTTGTGTTGAGCCTGACGCTTATCTAGGTTTCCACGGGGCAACTGCCAAGACTGAGGAAGATTCCCTATACTGGACCGACTTCATGGCAAGTTACTACCCACCTAAACTCCAAGACTGGTTCTATAGTAGTGGGGCATCTGACCTTAAGGTTTCTTGGAAAGGTCTTAGTGGATCAGAAGTTGCCGAGATGGGCGTTCCCCTCTGTAGTTAACTAAAGGTTTTTGTAAAAATGTCTAAAGGAACCCCCCTCCCTTACAGTAAGAATGTTGAGAATCGTGTCCGTAAACTCATGCGGGCTGGTGTTACTATCAAAGTGATTCTTGACGATATTCAAACCCTCCCCGATGCACCCAAGTCTGTGAACACCCTTTACAGTAAATATGGTCAAGCTATCTCTGAGGAGCGGGCTAATCTCCAAGAGGAAATTGGTAATGCTGTAATGTCCGGTGTTCGTGAGGGTAATCCCAAGCTGATTGAGTTTGCCGCTCGTGCTAAGGCTAATTGGAACCCCGCAGTCAAGATTGAAGAACAAGACTCTGATGAACCGGATGAAAACACAGACGCCATTGAACGTCTGGCAAATCTTCTCGGCAAGAAAGAGGACTGATTTTGGCTTACGGGAATCTCCCTATTTCGGCGGCTGACCTTAGGGCACTCTCCAAGAAAGAATTGGATGAGGCTCTTAGTAAACTCACGCCTAAGCAAGCGGAGGAGATTCTTTACACTTGGGAACTTTGGGCGCGTCCTAACCAACTTGAGCCTGTTCAACTGCGCGATGGTGAGAAGGACTTCTGGGTATTTAATGCCGGGCGCGGGGCGGGAAAATTGGTCCGTAAAGATACCCCCCTTCTGACCACAAAAGGTTGGAAAACAGTTGGTGAAGTTGAGGTCGGTGAATACATCTTTGATGAAAACGGTAAGCCCACTGAGGTAATCAAGACCTTTGATGATACCCCTAAAAAGGCTTATCGACTTCACTTCTCTGATGGCAGTCATATTGATTGCTGTGATGAACACCAGTGGGTAACTTGGACTCACCGTGACCGTAAAGCCTACAATCGTTCTGAGTATGAAAGTGGCCCCCTCCCCGAAGATTGGCCTAACTGGAAACCCAAGAAGATCATCGGTAATAAAGGTGTTTCCAAAGAGGTTGTTGAGGAGGCCCTTAAACTTCGCTCAAAGGGTATGTCTGTTCGTCGTATTGAAAAAGCACTTAATGTAACCCGTCTTTCCCTGACTAAGCACCTTGAGGCAGGCCGTTACGTTGAGCGTGAGCCTAAGGTGGACGATAGCTTTATTAACACTCGGGTGAAACTGACCCAAGACATTGTTAATACCTTCCGTCAAGGTAAACGTGGGGACTTGAACCATTCTATCCCCCTTGCCAAACCTATTGAGTTCCCCGAAGAAAACCTCAAGATTGACCCTTACATCTTTGGTTATTGGCTTGGAGATGGTTACAAAAGGGGTAGCACGATTACTTGTGATCCCTCCGACCAAGAAAGCCTAGAGAAATATATCAAAGAAGCTGGTTACGAAACTGGCAATGTGGCTTCTTATAAGGCTATCTCGGTTCTTGGGCTGATTACAAGGATTAAAGAAGAGGGCGCTCTAGATAAGGTAATTCCCGAAAAGTATCGCTTTGGCTCTAAGGATCAGCGTCTTGCCATCCTCCAAGGCCTCATGGACTCTGGCGGTTATGCGGATCATTCTAGCGTAGAGTTTACCGCTGTCCGTAAAGATCATGCAGAGTATGTAATGTGGCTTGCCCGTTCTCTTGGTCAAAAGCCCGTCCTCTCGGAAGGTAGAGCTACGCTTAATGGGGAAGATTACGGACCTAAGTATCGTGTAACTTGGCGTCCTGCACATAAGATTAACCCCTTTCGCATCCCCCGTAAGGCAGACAAGGTTACTTTTGGTGGCAATCAAGAATCTCGTAACCATCACCGCATGATTGTGGACTACGAGGAGATTGAACCTGTCCCGATGCGGTGCTTTACGGTTGATAGTCCTAATAGCCTCTTCCTTGTTGGTGAAGCCCTTATCCCTACTCACAACACTAAAGCTGGTGCTGAGTGGGTAAGACACCGAATTAAGTCTGGTGATAAGCGTATTGCATGTGTAGCCCCCACCAATTCTGATATTCGCAGGGTTATGGTTGAGGGTGAATCCGGCCTTCTGAATGTGTGCTGGAAGAATGATAAGACCTATCGTGGTGGCAAAATGGGCTACCCTGAGTGGTCTCCTACTAACCGGACCCTTACTTGGGAGAATGGTGCCAAGGCAGAGTTCTTTAGTGCTGAAGACCCTGAGCGTCTTCGTGGACCGCAATTTTTCTCGGCTTGGTGTGATGAACTGCGCGCTTGGCGGAATATGCGTGATACTTGGGATATGCTCCAATTTTGCCTCCGTCTGGGAAAACACCCAAAAACACTGGTCACAACTACGCCTAAGCCTGTCCGCCTCATGAGAGAACTTCTAGCCTCTGATCGGGCAGTTATTTCCAGTGGTTCGACCTATGACAACCTAGACAACCTTGCACCTACCTTCATCAGAGGTATGCAGGAGACTTACGAGACTTGGTCGTCAGGAGCTTTATGCTGAAATCCTTGATGAAGCCGCTGGTGCCCTTTGGTCCGGTGAACTTCTCGACAAAGCAGCCCTTCAGCCCAATGAAGTCCCCACTAAAGACCAACTTGAACGCATTGTGGTTGCTGTAGACCCCGCTGTTACATCCAACGAAGAATCGGACATGACTGGCATTGTGGTGGCTGGTATTGATGTAAACGGTATTGGTTACGTCCTTGAGGATGCCACTGAACAGCTTAGTCCCTCCGGTTGGGCCAAGAAGGTTATTGAACTCTACTACAAGTATCAAGCTGACAGGATCGTAGCGGAGAGGAACCAAGGCGGGGATATGGTCCGTTACACCATTGAGACTGAAGACCCTACTGTTCCTATCCGCCTTGTAAGTGCCTCAAAAGGTAAGAAGGCTCGTGCTGAACCCGTGAGTGCTCTCTATGAGCAAGGGAAAGTCAAACACGCCCCCGGTCTTGATGCCCTTGAGCAACAGATGGTCGCTTGGGAACCCCTTGGCTCTGTTGGTTCCCCTGATAGACTCGATAGTGCTGTTTGGGCGCTAACAGAATTGATGCTTGGTGGTATTTCTCGTCCTCAAATCAGTATCGGCTACCAGTCGGAAAAAGATATTAAAGAAAGTGCATAATGGAAGACCTTTCTAAACCTCAGGCTAAAAAAGAACTTGGTGTCTCCGGTAAGAATATTTACACCGGGGAGATTCGTGCCGATGAGTTCCTTCGTGAGCTTAAGGGTAAGAAGGGTGTAGCCAAGTATCGTGAAATGCGTGATAATGACCCCACCGTTGGGGCTATCATGTATGCTGTTGAGCAAGTCCTGAGGGATGTTCCCCGTAAGGTCAAACCTGCTGATAACAGTGCTCAAGCAAAGGAAATGGCGGATTTTGTCGAGGGGGTTCTAGAGGACATGGACCATACCCTTGACGACCATATTTCTCAGGCTGTTTCCTATATCTCCTATGGTTTTTCTACCTTCGAGGTGGTTTACAAGCGTCGGGGTGGAACTGAGACCAATGACCCCAAGAAGTATTCCAAGTTCAATGATGGTCTGATTGGTGTAAAGAAACTGGCCCCTCGTGCTCAGTGGACCATTGAACGCTTCGATGTAGATAACAAGACCTCCGAACTTAAGGGTCTTTGGCAGGAAGTCACTTATGGTGGCGGCGGTAATTACATCCCTGCTGTCAAACTCCTTCATTATTGTTCTGTAACCCAGAATGGTGATCCTTCGGGCCGTAGTGCTCTTCGTAATGCTTATAGGGCTTATGCCCACATTACAAAACTCCAAACGTTTGAGGCGATTGCTATCGAGCGGGAACTTCATGGTGTTCCGGTTGGTCGTATTTCTGCTGAATACCTTTCCCCTAATGCAACTGATGACCAGAAGGCAGTCCGCAGGGAAATGGAAAATATTCTTCGTGACCTAAAAATGAATGAACAAGGTTACGCACTTCTCCCTTCTGATGTGTATGTGGACCAAGACGGAAACCCCACCAATCAGCGTATGGTTGATATTGAACTGATTACTTCGGACGGGAATAGGAATATTGATATTGATCCTGTAATCCGTCGTTATCAGCACGATATTGCCCGCTCTGTCATGGCTGAGTTCCTTATGCTTGGGGGTGGGTCTACTGGTTCCTATGCTCTAAGTAAGTCCAAGACTGATCTGTTCCTTCGTGCTCTGGAAAGTTACATCAATATCATCTTCGATGTGCTTAACAAGCAACTGATTGAACGTCTTTGGAAGCTGAACGCATTTGACTTCGACCTTATGCCCAAGATGGTTCCGGGTGACATTGCTCCCCATGACCTCAAGGAACTTGGTGCATATCTTCGTAACCTCTCTGGTGCTGGTTTTGACTTCACTAATCAGCCCGAAGTTGTTCAAGCCCTTATGGACAATGCGGAACTTCCCTTTGACCAAGATGAATATACCCAAAACCCCGCTGGTCCTGAGCGTGTTCCCAACCGTCAACAAAGGGCTAGTGAGTAATGCCCTCATGGAACAGGCAACAGTTTGAGAACCACGGTCTGTCCATTGCCAAGGGTGAGGTCCCGGGTTACTCCGCTGTCTACAAGAATGGCCTGAACAACGACATTGACCAAGGTGCTATAGACACTGTGTGGACCGCTGGTGGCCCTTACCCTTGGTCAGCCCTTGATACCCCTCAAACACTCTTTGTGCTGTCCACAGACGCTTCTGACGTAGGCACAGTCACCATTGAGGGGCTTGATGAGAATTGGAAGGCTATCGAGGAAACTGTCTCCTTCAACGGTCTCACTGCGGGGTCTACCACTAATACATTCCGTCGTGTGAATGAAGCCACTTACGACAATGGTGATGACGAGAATGTAGGTGAGATCACCGTAAGGACTAGCTCTGATACCGGGACTGTTGTGGCGCACATTGACTCGGGACTCTCTCAAACCGTTCAGGCTGTCTATACTGTCCCTCTTGGTTTCACCGCTTTTATTGTAATGCTGGACTTTGGTTGCCAGAGGGGTGAAGATGCCCAATTCCGAGCTTTCATCAGGGGCGGGGGAGAAGGGCGTTTCCGTATCGCTCACATCGCTGAAGTCTACCAGAATTGGTATCGGTATGATTTCAACGTCCCTCCTGCATTTCCAGAGAAAACAGATATTGATATTAAAGTCGCTCTAGCAGAAACCAACAACACCAGAGCCTTTTCTAACTTTTCTGTAATCTTGATTGAGAATAACAAACTGAGACGCTAATGCCTAGTCCCCGAGACAATGAGGCCAAAGACGACTTCCTTTCCCGTTGTATGGGGTCTGCTGAGGCCAATCAAGACTTCCCCGACCAAAATCAACGGTATGCTTTCTGTAATTCCCAGTGGGTGAATAAGATGGACCTTGTAAGAAAATACCAACTAACTGAACACGTTTTCTCTAACCCCCTTATGGCAAGGTCTAAGTCTCGTGATATGGGTCTTAATGGTCGTATTCATGTCCACGAAGTTGAGGGTCAAGCCTATTATATGCCGGGTTCCTCCCACGGGGAATACATGAGCCACATGGCACCCGGAGAGTATGAGTACCCCGAAGAAGACGACATGATGGAAGCCCTCCGTGTGGTTGTCCGGGAAATTCTCAACAAGAAAGATTACAAACTCCCGAAGTCTGCTCGTAACAATGCTCAACAAGTTCTCGATTGGAAGGACAAGTATGGGGATGAAGTTAAGGGTATGACTGAAACCGGGTGGCGTAGGGCACGTCAACTGGCAGAGAATGAATCTGTTGGTGCTGAGACTGTCCGGGCAATGGCTCAATTCAATCGTCACCGTAAGAACTCCAAAGTAGCCGAAGAACACAAGGGTGAGCCTTGGAAGGATGCTGGTTACGTTGCTTGGCTTGGATGGGGTGGTGACACCGGGATTGATTGGGCAATAGAACAAAGTGAGAACATGGAGAAAGCAGATAATGTAAAAGTAGGGGATCGTGTCTCGTGGAACTCCTCGGGTGGAACAGCCCGTGGTGTTGTCCGTGAGATTGTCCGCGATGGTAACGTCCCCGATATTCCCGTGAAGGTCACTGGTTCTGAGGAAGAGCCTGCGGCCCGTATTGAGATTACAGACGATGATGGTGAACCCACCGGAGAGATGGTTGGTCACAAGATTGAAACCCTACGTAAGAATGACACTAACATCCAAGGTGAAGTCCTTAAACTAGATGATGAACAACGTTTGGTATACGGATGGGCTTCTGTTATTACGAAGGGGGGTGAGTCTGTTATTGATCGTCAAGGTGATGTAATCAAGGCAAACACTCTCGTCAAAGCAGTTAACAAATTCATGGAACATGCCCGTGTGGGCAAACAAATGCACAGCGGCGATCAAATCGGTATGGTCCTTCATTCGTGGCCTGTAACCGAAGAGATTTGTAAAGCCGTTGGCATCCAGAGTGACCAAGAAGGCTGGCTCGTCGCATTTAAGGTTTACGATGATGAGGTTTGGTCTCGGGTCAAATCTGGGGAACTGAAAGCCTTCAGCATTGGAGGTAAAGCAATTAAGGAAGAGTATAATGCCTAATTTGCTAAATCAACTTGAACTTGAGGAACTATCTCTTGTAGATCGTCCTGCTAATGCTGAAGCGATGGTTTCTCTGTTTAAGCGTGACTCTGGAGAAAAGGATATTGACAAGATGAACTACCCCAAAGAGATGATGGACAAGATGAAGCCTTATATGGACAAGGGTATGTCCGAAGACGAGGCATATAAAAAAGTTATGAATGACATGAAGAAGTTTGAGGAAGAGAATGAGCGTCTTCGTAAGGCACTTATTGATAATGGTTTTGTAATCAAGCAAGACGCTATCGAGAAGAAAGCCGAAGAAGAGTTCATTGACTTCCAAGGTGAACAAGTCGCCAAATCTGATATTCCCGCCCCCGTTCTCAAAGCCCTTGAG